TCATCTGAGTCAGTCTCTTCGGTTGGTTCTTCTGTTGGTTCTTCTTCTGTCAGTTCATCTTCAAAATCATTGATTTCTTCTTCTGGCTCTATATTTGGCTCATTAATAACCACATTTGAGTCATCAAATTCATCTTGTGTTCCCACAAAAACTTCTTGCTTTTTAGTACGAGTTTTCTTAGGTTTTGGTTTGGTGGCATGAGTTGAATTAAGCTCAATCTCAGCACCATTGTCAAAGGTAAATTCTGCATTAGAAGTATCAATCCCTTTGGCATTGAGTGCTTCTGTTACAATAGCTTGAAGTTCATCTTGGGCTAGTACAATTTTCATAAAAGTTCTCTCTTGGTTAAGCCTACATACATTGCAACAACACTGTCTGCAATATGCTCAGCTTTGGTTTTGGTGGATAAGTCTAGGTTAGGGTGTTTTTGTTTAACCCAATTAATAACATCATCTTTACTGGCTGTATTTGAGCCTACAAAGCGTTTTACTTCGTGTGGGGTACAAATCTGTGTATCTATGTCTAACGTTGCTGTAAGAGCAACACAGACTGCATAAGATACCATTGCTCTGGCAGATTGACTGCCAATGGGTAATTCCACACAGAGTAAATCACAATCTTTGATAAGTGATGTGATAGACCAGAATAATTCCCTACATCTGTCATAGTCTTTTAGGTTTTGGTTTCTTTTGGTTTTATCTGGTTTATTTTTTAATACACCAGTATCTGTAATGACTAATCCATTACTGTCTAACAAACCAATAGAATAACCCCAGTTGTTATAACTGGGGTCATAAGCTATGACTTTTAGTGGTTCATTCATCGTATTCAATGAAATACTCTGTATCAGTGAAGTAAGGTAAATCTAAGACTTCTTTTTTTACTTGTTCTAATACATGATAAGCCGTTTCATCTGGGTGCATGAGTTTCATGGCTTCAATGGTAGATAGTATATTATCCACATAATCAAGCCAATGCTCGTGCATTTGGTCTAGGGTATCAATTTCAAGTTTCATCATTAATCTCCAAATACGTCATCATCAATAGATGCTGTTTCTGCGGTTGCTTGGGGTGTAGATTTAGCAGGTTCTCTGCCACCTGTTTTATCATCTACTTTGTTTTCCCATTTGGTTTTCCATTCGCTAACAAACTCTGCTGACTCTTTCTTAGCCAAAAGTTCATTAACGGTTTTTGAGTTAGTGGCATGAAATGCTTTGTCAATCACATTAGTTTCACGGATTTCATCACCATCTACATAATTGCCATCATGATTTTTCACTTGCTTAAAGGCTTTGACTTGTTTAATTCCTAGCTTAACTTGCTGACCATGAAGTGCAGTTAAGCAATCAACAGCAGTTTTCTTTTTACCACGAATGTCAAAATCATAAAGTTCTAGGACTTTTTCTTCGGTTTTAAGTTCTGTGATTTGCTTACCTTTTAAAGCCAAACGTGAAATGTCATTGGCTGTGGTGTAAGCAGGTAGTGGATATTTCTTACCGTCTTTGGTGTAGAATGTTTCTTTGTTGCGGTTGGTTACATACATGGTTTCTGTAATCTCACGCCCACCTACATCAAAGCCAAAGGTAATACTCTTAGCTCCGTGTTTGGATTGCCCTGTATAGGCAAATTTAATGGTTGCGTCATAGACACCAGATGGTATTACAGAATAACCACCACCTACGGTATCTTTAACTTCTTCTAGTTTATCTGCTTGTTTAATGTCTGAGAAAAAACTCATTTAATGTCTCCGTGATTTTCATGGAAACCAAGTTCTAATAACTTGGCTTTACGTTGTGAAATAGCTTCATCAATATCAATAAAGCTACGTTGAAATACTTTCTTTTGATTAAAGGTAATCTCTGCGATATATCGCTTACGTCTTCTACAATACCAAATACCTGCTTCATCTATTCGTGTGCGTTGTCTTGTACGGTTACGGCAGTTTTGAGCATGGGTTACTTGTCTTAGATTACATAAGCGATTATCATCTCTGATATGGTTAATATGGTCTATTTCATGTTCTGGATATTCTCCATGAACCCAGAACCAAATAAGTCTGTGTTCAGGGTAAGTCTTTCCCATGAAATAAACTTGTCTATATCCTGATGATTTATGAGATGAACCTGCTCTACTATTTAACATGGTTTTCTTGCTTGGTTTTTTAATCCATGTTAAATGTCCAGTAATTTCATCATAATCAAGATACTCTTTTACCACATCATGACTTATCATAATATACTTTTAATCGGTCTAAGATGAGTTGAATATTACCGTCTATGAATGTCTCATTACGTGAAAACATATTCTTAGGTGTTTTAATACGTTCATTAACGGTGTCCTTGGTTACACGAGTTTGGATAACGTGTTTAAAGCCTAAGTCTTCTTCATCTTCGGTAATGGTTAATAGGTCAGATTGATAGTCTTCTAGCTTAATAGTACTTTCTTTTTTAGGTGAAACATTGACACTAAAATAACTTTCAATTCCCCTATTTTTTAAAGCACCTTTTACTTTGATAAAGACTTCATTTGTTTGAATAGCCTCATTATACTCATTATCTGTATGAGCAGTAAAAATTATTTGTTTATTACAACCAGCAGTAACATCCATTAAACGCTTAAAAAACTGGAAGTATTCACCCCATGTTTTACGAGTATCTGCTGATGGTACGATAATTTTGGTTTCATACATATCCATTAGGTAGGTTAAGCTATCAATAATGATGGTGTCATATTTATCATTGGATTTAGCTTTTGTAAGATATGTAATTACCTGTTCTGGATGTGTAATGGTTACTTCTTTAAACCCTGATTTAAATGGTAATGCTCTACCATTTTCACAGTTTAAATATAATACCTTTTCATGGTTGGTTAATCCCTCTAAACTACTGGATTTACCAGTACCTGATTTACCTGAGATTAACACCACATAAGGATTAAATCCTATATCACTCATTGGTTTCTCCAAAATAAAATAAAAACCCACAAAAGTGCGGAACGCACCAATATGGGTCTATGATTAATTAGCTAACTTTTTAGCCACACTATGAAAGATGGTACTGTGTAATTCAAGTTCATCCAGTTTATCAACAAGTTTATTGTTCAAACCAATAACCTTATCTTTCACTGTATCAAACTTATAACCACTATCAACCAGTATCATAGCATATCTTAATAGCATATTGTTTCTATTGCCGTCTCCTGTATTGTTAATAACCCAACGCTCTAAATTATCCAAATGCTCTTGGTCTCTTAGCTGTGATTGTCTTTCTTCATTCTTAGTGGTCTTAGGAATAAAAGGAAGTATGTCAAACAACTCACCATCTTGATGAATGATGGTAGCATTCTTATTGGTTTCCCATTTTCTACTGCGTTGGTTGCATTGGGTATCTACATCAAAAGGTAACTGTGCAATGACTGCATTATACATTTCTTTGTAGTCCTTAGCGTCTAGCTTTAACGTGTAGTTAATGGGTAGGATAATTCTAAAATGAGGGTCATCATCTTTATGGATTTTGGTGGTTTGAAATATGGCTTTATATCCTTTAAGTAGTAGCTGTGCTGTATTCAAAGAACAAGTACCATCAATGTCTAAAACCAATAAATTAAATCCTGCTTGGCAGTTATCTTCTTTGCGATAACCATCTATAAGATGATGACTAAGCCAATGATAATTATCTTTGGTTAATAACTTATCAATCTTATCAAAGGGTACAATTTGATTTTTATAATTCTCTGTAATTTCTTTTGAGAAAGATAAAATCATTTCATTTAAATTGGTTTCATCAATGGTATCTGCATTTAGGAACATGATACTGTCAGTATATGATTTTTTAATAACAATGTTATTTTTATAACCCCATGCAATAGCCATTTGAATCATCTCATCTTTTTGAGCTTTACTACCACGAAAACTGGGTAAGTCTTCATCCAAATCAGCTAAGGTAACATCATGCCTTACACTGGCTAAATAATTAGCCAATTTGATATAAGGGCGTTGTGGTGTTAATAACTTATTAAATGCTTCACCACTATCTTCAACCAATCTGATGGCATATTCAACATACTCTGGTGTAATGACATCTTTACCATCCACAAAAGCATAAGCACCTGCTAATTTCATGGTTTTAAAATAACGGTGTTCTATTTCAGTTTTACGTATGGCTTCAAACTCTGATAGCTCTGCTGATAAATTTTCACAATGTAGCTTGTAAGTTAAGAGCAGTTTAGTACTATCTGTGCTAAGCGTCAGCTTGGTATTTAGCTTGTCAGGGTCAGCCAATAAAGTAATATGCTCTGCAATACTCTCTAAGCTGTCATCGTGGTCTGTATTAAATAAAGTTTTCATAAGCTCATCAACAGAATTTACTTTGGCTTTGTGTACTTGGTTGGTAAAACCAAATAAACATCTACGAGCATAACCCATCTCTAAGAGTTCATAAAATTGCTCTTCTGTTTTGCCACCATCTAGTAGTTTAGATGGTGTACCAAACATCAGTAGATTGGTTGGTGTATGACCCTCAATGCGTTCAAAGCGAGTATTCTCACTAGATGACTTGACCAGCTTATCTCTGATAAGCCCTTTATCATAAAGCTCTAAATAGGCAATCATAGCATCAATAGAACCTGATAAATTAGCACCTGCTTCATCAATGGTTAAGTTACAAGCACCTGCATTAGCAATGAGTAACTTCTGTCTCATCTGTTTGATAGCAGGTACAGTAGCACTATCAAACTCAAACATCAAAGCACCCAAATCATTAAATACTTTTTCTAGTTTGGTTTGTTCTTCATCAATATCTTTACCTGATTTATTAGCTCTTTTGATGGAGAGCTGTTGAATGTTACATTCAGCAGTAATAGGAAAAGTATGCTCAATAAATGTCTCTGTAAACCCTTTTAGGACTTCTTGGGACATCATGGTGGTACTATGCCCTTTACCTGCTCCTGATGGCTGTAAAGCGATGACATAGCTGTTTACAGGGATAGGTTCTTTACCAATCCAACCTTTGATTGAAGCTCTCATATGACCTGCAATAACAGATAAATAATAAGCCACAATGACACGAAAAAATAAAGGATTGGTATTTTGTGTTTTAGCTTGAAGTATCTCTACCAACTCTTCTGCTAATGGGTAATACTTCATTTGGTTAAAGTTTTTCATTGTCTACTCCTTAATAGCATAGTCATACAATCTGTTGTTATCTGTTACCGCCCTTTTAATGTAAAGGTGCTTATACTTTTCAACAATCTCACCATAGGACTGTGTATGTGGGTAAGTATCTGTGAAATAAGGTTCAGTAATAATATCTACAACTAAATGAACTTCCCCAAATTCTCTAAGATAGTTCTCAGAAACATTACTGACTTTGCAAAGACAAGGTAAATCTTCTTCGGTTACCTGTAAATAGTTATGAATTTCTGTCATACAATTAAATCTCCACTGGCTATAAGACCATCTTTTTGAGTGCATAATAAAAAAGCAGGGCAGTACTTACAAGCACTCACTTGACCTTTAACTTCTCTAACTTCACCCACACAACCATCATCATTAAATCTGGCAAAGGCTTCTGCTTGGTTATCAAAGTTCTTAGTTGATTTGGTTGAATTAGGGTTTTTGTAATACTTCCATACTGTTGGTTTACGCCATAGCTCTTCATCAGTACAAAAAGGTATGTCTGTCTCTGGTTTATCTTGATACTCTAAAATATCAGATAGCTTGGTTTTGATGTATTGCTCTGTGTCTTCCAAAGATAATAGATTATATTTTTGGCTTAATACACGAGCTTGTGGGTAAGCAGGATTACGCATACTCTCTGCCCTATTCCAATCAGTAAAGATATAGTGGATAACCATTTCATCTTTGGTAATGATGTCAGGATTAAGAAAGCGGTAAATAGACCCTTGTAAACTGTATTTATCTGCATTGGATTGGTTCATGTAATTCCAAACTGATGTGGATTTAAAGTCATGAACTCTATTTTCTGCTACAAAGTCAAACTTACCTGAAATCTTAAAGCCAAGCATGTCTTTATAAGAACGCTTTTCCATATAGACAGCAATATCATTCTTTTTGACTTTGGTTGGATTAACTTTGATACGTTTGATGGTATCATCATCATAACCTAGTAGCTTTAACGCTCGTGTAGGCTCTTGCCAAGCTAGTTCAATGGCTGTATGTATGGCAGTACCCATACGAGATGAAACCATGTCAGATAAATCTACAACGTTATCTGATGATGCTAAACGTCTACCCAATATAAGTTGTCTTAGTGGTTTTAGTAAACCTGTGGTACTAATGGTATTGGGTTCATGGTCATAATGGTCTGTGGCTAAAAATACCGCTAATGGTAGGGGTATATTGTGATTGTTGGTATATTGCATGGTTACTCCAAATTAAAACCCAAAAAACCGCTAGAAGCGGTTTGGTAAAGGGTTAGGGATATTATCTATTTTCTAATGCTGTGATGCGAGTTATTAGAGCATCTACAAGAGATTGCAAATCTTCTGGGGCTTGTGTCCAGTCGGTTGCGATGTTACCACGTTCTAGCTTGATTTTATCAATGCGACTTTCCCCCCTCTGATGGCGGTTCATTGGATAGATATTTAGGATGGTGTTGTTTACGGTATTAGTGCCTGATGTGATTTTCCATGTTGTTTTAAGTTGGTACACACCATCAGTGATTTTATCTAACTTACCAATTTGCACCCTACCCCCAGAGTTATACGCATAAAATGCGGTTTTGCTGTCTGCAAGCTGACCCCAAATGGTGATAACCACGTCATCACCATGTGCCAAGCCGTGATTTTGAGCTAGTGTGTATGACTTAATTGGGTAATCACTATTCTGCACAATCATGCCACTATCTAGGACAAGGTTACGACCACCTACATTTAGATTGTCAAATCTTGTCTCCAACCGTTCAACTTGCTTTTGTTCATTAACTAAGTGGTAATGGTTAGGTGTTTGGTGTTGGAAATATACTGTGGTATCTTCTTTAAAAGTAAGATAGATAAACGCTTCTTCTAAGGTAATATCTAATGATTGATTAGAAGCCAATGAAGTAAGAGCTAACCAATGAATACCATCTTTACTTTTTAAAATATTAGCTGTTGCATTACCTGTATTGGTTAGTTTGGTTTGGGGATAAAATTTAGTAAGAACTACTATTTTATCTTTGGATAACTCAAAGTCATCAGAAACAAATAACATAAAATCTCCTGTGAGAGCGGATAAATAATTATCTTAATCTAACAAGAGATTTTTATGTTAATTTGCTAAGCAATACTGTCCAATGCCAGTTGAGTATAACCAATAATATCAATCCAATGGTCTTTTTCATCACAGTTACCGTTGGTAATACGAGCTATTTTATGCAGTATCATATGAAGTGCTTCACGTTGTACCAAAGATAAATCTGCAAAGTTATCTCCATGAGATACAATATCTTTTAATAATTGGCTTGTATGGGCATTGGATGTAAAGTTACCGTGTGTAGTAGCTCTTTGGTTTAGAACTTGTTCAATCATGGTATTCCTTAAAGTGAAAGTGAAAGTGAAATGCTAACAAAAGAATTAAATAAATCTATGGCATAATTCTTTATACTTTTTCCAAATATTTATTTACTTGGTCTGGGTAGTGAGTATTTTCTACCCAGTCTTTTGCTTCATCTAATGACTTAAATTCTCTAAATCTACCATTACCATAGTAACAATAAAATAAGTCATCTTCTTTTTGAATATAATAGTCATTAAATGTATTGGTGGTAAACCATACATTACGGTAATTATCCAAGGCTTGTTCTAGCCTATCAGACCATTTGAGTTTAGGTATCTTATACATAATTGTCCACCTTATAATCGTGATTTGGGATAAGTTGTCTATATTGTATCCAATTTACAAAGTTACCACTATAATAATTGCCATAATCACTATAACAAATGATGCCTTGTTTAAAGTAACCATCATCATCTAGTGGGTCATCTATTGGAGTAGCACAGTGTTCAAAGGCACTGGCATGAACAGGCTGACTATTAACCAATTTATCATAGATGGCTTTGGCTTTGTCAATACTAGCATCTGTCTTACGATAGGATACTTGTGCTGAACATGAGCATGAAATCATGAGTGCTGTTTCTAAGTCATCATCACTGTGTAAGTTCCAATAACCATTACCATAATAAGGTGTATGCCATTGACCCTGATAAAGTTTAACTGGTTTACTCTCTTTCATGGCTTCATACATGACACGAGCTAATTGTTGTATCTCTGGTTGTGCGTCTTTATGCAGTCTTAGGTAAAAGAAGTTGTCATAATTAGTAGCTGTAACCAGTGTTTTCATCATACAAAAAGGTTCTAATACACGATTGACAATCTGTTTATGTAAGCCAAGATTCTTTAACTGGTAAGCGTGATGAATGGCTGAGTCTCTTGCATTGCACCACGCTTCGTTACAAGCATTAATATCTGCTTGTTTATCTTTGGCTTGCATACCTGATTGATTTAACCCCCAATGAATAGGTATAGCAGGGTTAAAAGCGACTTGCTCAATCATCTTATCAATAGGGATTGCTCTACTACTAGCAGAATTACGACTAAACTGTCTGTGTGTCATAAATTCACTGTGAATAAATCTAGGGTATTCTAGTTCAAAAGTCGTAATGCGTTGGTTTGTATATGCTGATACGCTATCAGCAATTATTGTAGCTTTAATCATAATAGCTCCGTTGTAAAATAGATATTAACATCTTCTAATATCAGCATTGTTAATTCGTTTACATTGTCTTGGTTCATAAGAATTGGACATGACATAAACCAATAAAGTAATTAAACAAAAAATTAATAAACGCAGTGTCATAAGTTATCCTTTGGTTTAAATAAAGAATTGTCCTGTATCGTAGGACTTACGGATTGTACCTAAGTTGGAGCTTAAAATGCAAAAAGCATGGCTTATTACAATCTGTCATGGTTATTAGCCACTCATGACTTGGCTATGGCGTTCAATTCAAAACTCACAGGAGTGCGGAACGCACAGCAGATTAACCAGTTGTTAAATCACGATGGTATAGTACAACTTTTATAACAACCAAACCAAAAGGTGATTACATGAGAGAAATAGATATACCTGATAGAGATGAAACCATCAAGTATCTTGAAGACTTAAATGAGCGATTAAAAGAAACTCCTTTTATTGCTTTGGGAGATAATTATATTGAGCAATTAAAAGCAAGTCTAAATTATAGCCCTATTCTAAAAATAAGAAATTTAACCCCATTACAATCTGGTGTATCTAATATATTCATACACTGGCAACCAATAGATTATCCCAAAAAGTACATAGGAACACTTAATCTTATAAAACGTGAACTCAATTTGGATGGTGATTATGAGAGTTATGGCATACCACAGATGTCTTTGAACAATGATGAACTTCACTTGCAGGGATTTTTTAATGGTACATTGTATTTTAGTGCCACTAATGAAACAGACCCAAATAGAACCACAATTACCAGACATATAGATAATCCAGAAAATACCAATCATAGACTATTATTAAGTGATTTGGAGAAACATGATATAACATTAAACTATTATAGTAGTGCAAACACTCTTCCATTAGAAACTAAACCAGATGCAGGCACTCTTGTCATTTCTTTTTACTGGAAAGACACTTCTGGGGAAGATTTTTTAATGAGAGCTACCCATGACATAGAACAATATACTACTACTGGTGCTTTTAACTTTATACCAGATGAAAGTCTTATCTATGGAGATGTTCAAGGATTTAATGGATTGCATTATGTTATGCCCCACTTGTATGATGGTGTTACTGACATTGAATTATTTGGATTATGGTACAGTAAGTTATTATCAGGCAAGGTAACCATGGAAATCTCTGTGTATAAGGGTACTACCATCACCAGACTTAGCTCTTATGAATCAGGCATGCTAATACAAATAGATGATTTTATCTATAAAGAAACGTTTGATTTACAAATAGCTCATACCATTCAACATGGCACTCATGGAGAGTATATAGGCAGAATAAATCATAACCCAGAGACAGGTACAATAAGATTTATACCCAATTATACAGATTATGTATACCCTACCCTACCTAATGAAATATCTAATTTTTGGAAAATACAATATGATGAATTACAAACAACACACATAAGAATTATTGAAAGTATAGATAATGAACTTGTCTTTGTAAATATTGAACCAACGCTAGATGGTACTTATAATATGAAAGCTTCACAAAGATTAAATCCTAATGTTACTTATGAGTTTATTTTAACTGATTTGATAAAAGCAAGTAATTTTAGTATCTCTATACCAAATGTAATACATGGTTGGGTTGGTAATGGTTATGGTTCTATACAAAATTTTGGTGATTATCTTCATATTCTTAAAGATGCAAATGGTAATGGAATGCAGATACCTTTAAAAGATGTATCTAGTATTAAGATAAAGTATCTTAGTGATTACTCATTTAAAATAACCTGTGGTGAATACAGTGAAATATTTCATTTACAAAATACTGAATATTTACCTTTTAAATTAAGTATACATTTT